AAAGCTTTTGGTTTCCAGCACCGCGTTGATATCGTCGGTCATGGCGAGGATGCCGGGGTAATTGCCCTTGCCCATCACCGAGTCGTCCGGGTCATTCAGCCCCACCCAGGCGACAATCCGCACAGAAGGTTGGCTATCAACCACATCGCCCGGCGTCTCCGTGCGGGGCTCGGATCCGGGCACAATGCCGATGTTGTACGACCGGCCCCCTGCCTTGGGCAGGTACTGGGTGGTGGGGCTGACAAACACATTCCCCTTCACGTAGCCCTTCAGGGTGGTGTCGTTCTTCAGCGCCTCTTTGATGGCGGCCATCAGTGCCTGCATGGTTACCACCCCGCCATGTTGCCCCGGCCAAACACAACCGGAGAGGATTCGAATTCAGGCAGGTCCGTTTCGGATGGAGGCTGTGGGTCTTCCGGCCCCAGCCCCATCTCACCCTTGGCGATCTTCACCAGCAGCTTCACCGCCCGCTCGTACTGGTCCTTCACATGGTCGGGTGATCCCTGCTTGCGCAGGTAAAGGTGGTGGATGGCCATGTCCCTGTTCAGGGTTTTCAGCAGCCCACCCTGGCCTTCAGGCAGGGGCAACGCATACCGCGCCGACAGATACCCGTCGATCTCGGTGGCCGCCGCCGTCACCGCCAGCATCACGATGGCGATCACCACCTCGCCGGTTCCGGCATCATCGGTGAGCTGGATCAGCTCATCCTCAACCATAAACGCCCGGATCTCATCCACGGTGCAGTAGCTGGTCATGGGTTACGCCTCCGCCTTCTGCTCGGCCTGGCTGATCTTGATGGCCTCCCAGGCAAGGTCCCGGTCAGACGCCGACACTTCACGGCCCAGGATCTCGGCCATGGCGTCAACGGCAGGGGCTCCGCCGTTGATGATGTTGCCTTCGGCTACAGCCTTCATCGCGGCGGCGATCAGCTGTGCTTCCGGGTCAAGGGCGATCTCCTCGGAAACCGGTTCCTGCTCTTCCATCTGCAGCTCCTCTTCAGGTTCATCCTCCACCTCCACCACAACCAGCATAGGCTCAGCCTTCAACTGCACCAGCTGCTCAGGGGTAAAGAAGTCATCCGGGTATTTCTTAGTGGTGGAAGAGTGGGCCATGCCCGCCCGGCGGAAACCATCACTGCGTGCTGTAATCTCGATCATGTATATGTCCTCCATACCCGCCCCGAAGGGCGGGAGGAAAAGGATTAAAGGGTTACGCCAACCAGGGCGACTTCAGCATTTCCACGGCACCCTTCCACTCGTTGCTGGAGCCATCAGTCTTCAGCTCGCTGATGCAAATCCTACGGGCCTTGCCTTCGTGCTTAGGCATGTGGACAAGATGCGTGGCGCCAACGCCAAGGGGTTCGCCGTTGTCGTTCTTCAGAGAACCCATGGCGGACACGCCGATTTCAAAGTTGTCGTGGGTCATATCGGCCTTGGATGCCCAGGCAAGCTGCCACAGGCCAAATCCCACGTTTTTCCGGTCATCCACACCATACTGAAACTCATCACGTTCCCACACGCTGGGATCGTTGGGGTTGTGCATGGCGATGATGCGGGCCTTACGGCGAATCTGGAGAATCAGGGGCTTGATGACCCGTGAAAGATCCAGCAGGAACCAGGGATCCCCTGCTCCGTCCTGCATGTTGGAGACGGACCCATCGCCCACGGGGTGATCGGTGTCAAAGAAGTACTGGCCGTCAAAGCACTTCTCATTGAACCCATTCTTCAGTAATTGGAAGGCCAGCAGGCTGGGGTGGGTTGCGGCCAACCGGGACAGCTCCTGGATGCGCGGCACATGCAGCCCGAACTTGTCATCCTCCACATGGTCAGCTTTGATTCCGATGGTCTTCTCAAACTTCTTGTTTTTGATGGTGTAGTCATGACCTTCAAGGGCATGCACCACCCTGTCACCCAGCCATTCCCGCATCCCACCGATATCCCCGAACCACGGATATGACTCCGATTCGGCTGTGCTGTTTACCACCATGCAGATCTGCTCATGCTGGGTTGGTGCGGTGCCCAGCCCCTTGTTGAAGGTCGTCTGGATATTGGTTCTCAACGCATTGAGAGACTGAGCGTTAATGAGCATGGCAAACCCTCCACCGATTCCCAGCCAATCGTCCCCGGCCAGCTCCCCGGCCAGCTCTCCTGCCTCGACCGGCCCACCCAGCAGGCAGACCAGAGCCAAGCCAATCACGACGAAAATTCCCTTAATCATGTTCTTCACAGCTTATCTCCTTTGAGTTTTTTGTTTGATACGTCACCGGCAGCTGGCGTTATCCGCTACCGCGCTTCGACCCAGACACCCTTGGAATCGACCCCCAGGATCTTTCCGGCCACGATGTTGCTGGTGGCTCCGGCGTCATTCGTTACAGTGATGGAGTCTTCCACGTAGGCGTCCCCCCCGATGTCAGCTACAGTAAGGGGGTTGGTTGCTGAGTTGGCCCAGTGGAACGCCTGGTTTCGCAGGATTCCCACAGAATTGTCACCGTTGGCTCCGGCGGTGTTGTCCACCGTCTCCTCAATCCGCCCCATCACCTTCAGCCCTGCGGTGTCCGATGCGGGCACCGCGAAACCGGAAGCGTTCACCGCCCCCATGTGCCCCGCCTCTACCTTGATGCTTGCCGCCACCCCAAGGCTGAGGTCGTTGCCGTTTCGCTTGTCAGTGTTTCGATCTGTCATCATCCTCTCCTTGTCGTTTAAAACATTGCTTTAAGGGTTGCTCTCTATCCCCAAGAAATCATGGTTTAACCCTCGGCGTACTTCTCCAGGTCCTCTTTGGAGTTGCCCATACTGGCGGCAACCGCCAGGGTGGTATCGTCAAACTCACCAGCGGCCCCCGCCTCCTCCGTCTTCCCCGGCAGCTTATCCACCGGCACCACCTGCACCGCCTTGGCCACAAAGGTTTCAAACCCCTTGGGGTCCCTCTCGGCATAGTCCTCCGCCCACCCCTTCTGAGCGGCTGTGACCTTCCCGGCGGTCATGGCAGCGGCCACCATCTCCACGGCGTCGCGTTTGTCCAGCTTCTCTTTAAGCTTGTCAAAATCAGCCTTGGCCACCATGGTGGTGGTCTGCTGATTCAGCGCGTGGATGGAAGCCACCACGGTGCTCACGTCGTCATCATCTTCCAGGCCCAGGGCATCAAGCACACCCTTGGCAACCACCTCCGTGGTGCCACCGCCACCCGCTGCCAGCTCGACGACCTTGGCCAGCACCTCCTCTTCGGTGGCGTCCTCTTTCATCCCCAACTTTGCAATCAACACTTTCAAATCCATTGCCGTCTCCTCATCAGGGCCGTCATCGAACCCCAGTTTAGCGGCCAACAAAGGCCGCTGGTTGTTGGTCTTGGGCCAGTTGGTCAAGGCCGCATGGGCCAGCACCACCACCCGTTTATCTGACGGACGATAGGCGAAAACCGGGCTGTGATAGCGGTACTCCTTGGCCGCCACATACGAGCCCCCCTTCTCCGTCCACTCCACCCGGCCCATGATGCCCTTGGCCGCATCCCACTTGAGTTCCTTGATCCAACCGGCTGCCGGGGCCTCACCATCCTTGAGAGTCTGGTGTTCGTAGTCGATCACCATGTCGATGCCGCGAGCTTCAAACTTTGCTGACACCATCCGGAATGCCTCTTCATCCACCAGGTATTCCTCGCCGGTCTCCAGCTTGCCTTTCCCTTTGGTAAACAAAACAATCCACTCAGGTGCCTTGCCGTCTTCGGTTTCGATCTTGCTAACCACAATGATAATTCGATCTTTCATTCGCCTTCCCCTTTGGCCTTACGCCAGCAAGTAATCCTGCAACGTCTCTATGATCTCCACCCAGTCCTCGTCCTGCACCATCAGGTACTCACGGCCCGGTATCTTCACCTTCCTGCCCGGTCCTGCCATGCCGCCCCACTGGTGGATGGCCCCGTAAACCTTGTCGGTGCCCACCAGCACCGTGTCTGCTCCCACAATCTCTGCGTGGATACTGCCCATGAGGCCCCCGGCAAAGCCCTGTTCCACCAGGACCTTGCCGCTCCGCTTGGTGAGGAGGGTGGTCTCTGACAGCTCCTGCCAGGCCTCGGGCCGCCCGCCCTCTTCGAAGTTCCGAATCACCGAGGTGCGGACCACTTCCCCGATGATGGCCAGGGGCGCCTGCCATGTCCGGGCCCGGAGGCCCACCTTGCGCACCAGCTCCTGGAGCTGGCTGTCATCGTAGTTGGTCTGGACTGCTGCACCTGTCACGCCGCGTCCCTCCACCCCATCTTGCCGGGGTTGTATGCCCATCCGGGGTCGATCCCCTGGGGCACCTGGATCACCTCCTCGGTTCGGGGGTTGGTCCAGTCGTAGTAGTCGATGGCAGGGGCCTCGGTTTTGATGTCGATCCCCTGGGCCTTCAGCTTCTCAATCTCGCGAGCGGACGCGCTCACCAGACCGCACTTTCAGCCCCAGCCATTCGGAGGTGCGTGCGTGTTCCAAAATTCGTGGTCATGAGGCAGCACCAGATTGGCCCACTCTGCGTGGTCGGTCCGGGGGTTGGCAGATGATGACCCCACATACCGAAGCAAGGGCCGCACCTTGACCACATGGGGATTGGTCATCTGATCCCAGTGGCCCTTGGCGTAGGCCACGGAGAGGTTGGTCTCGTAAATCACTCGGGTCCGCCAGTCCCTGCCGCCGTTGTAGGCCCAGCCAAATTTATCAACCAGGCTGTCAAAGCGTTTCCGAAAGTCTGCCAGCGTGGTGCCCTGGCTGATCGCCTCACCCACCGCCCCGCGCAATCCCTCCAGCAGCTCCTCCTCCATGGCACCCGCGATCGTAAACGCACGCTGGTGTGCTTCCTCCCACAGCACATCCCACGTTTCCGTGGGCGTGCCTGTCTTGAGCATGAAGAAGTCAATGGCCTCCTGAAATGGGAGGTTCATAAACAAGGCGCTATCGCTCATCGCTCGTCATACCTCCCGGCCATATCCGCCAGGGCCAGACCACGGGCCATGCGCGTGGCCAACTCGTCTTTGTCCAGGTCCCCGCCCGCCTCTTCCAGCATGGCCATGAATTCCTCCAGGCTCCCTGCCTCATCGAGCATTGCGGCAATTTGTTTCACCAGGGGCTCAGAATCGGCGAAATTAAAGCGATCACCTGCTAACGCCGCCAATGTATCGCGCGGCGTAGGATCGTCCGTTTTTGCGCCCATTTTCGCGACCACTGTTTCCAAGTCGCTTTTGGCTGCCACGGGGGCAGTGGGTTGGCCGGGTACCGGGGCCCCGCCGATGGTCTCTTCATCCTCTTCCGGGATGGGCACATTAAACTCCGAGTAGAACCACTTCTTGCCCACAGGAACCTTTGTCATGACCGGCCCCACCCAATCGATCTTCGCCTTCAGATCTTCCGGTTGATCCCACGTCGCCTTGTATTTAGGCACCGGTGTGTCTTCCCCGAAGTTGAACATCACCAGGGGCCGAAGCAGTTGGTGTCGAATGGTACCGGCAATGGCCCTGCCATCGGCTTTCATCAGGTCGGTGCGGATCCCGTCGTGCACTGCGCCCAGGGCGTAGCTCCCCTTGCCGTCGGAGTCGGCGGACAAGGTTTGCCCCAGAATCGCCTTGGAGCATTCGCCGTTACAGAACCTTGCCAACCCCTCAAACATGTCGCTGCGCACGCTTGTGCCGCTGTTCTCCACAAAACGGATATTGGTGTTCTTGCTGATCACCCCGGCGGCCGCTGTGCCGATGGATGAGATGGCCCGGATCAACGCCGCCTTGTCCTCCTTGCTGGCGCCCGGATCATACTCACCCAGCCGAATGGGGATCCCGCACAGCTCGCAGAACGTCATCCAGTCCTTGATGGAATAGTTCTTAAACAAGTACATCCAAGTGCAGACCCTAAAGATCCCGGATCGCGTGGGATGCCCGCTCTTCCCGCCGTAGTCATGGAACAGCACCCGCCACGCCGGAATATCCATGCCCATCATCTCGTCATCGGTGATGAGCCTGGGAATACGTGTCAACAGGCCGGAGGCGTCGTTAAAAAGAAACCGCTTCTGCTCGATGTACTCAAACGCCTCCGGCACGGCCTGTCCGCTGCTCACATCCCAGTTGATTTCAAGGCCCGAGTAGCCCTTGCCGATGGCGTCTTGCAGGCTGGTGATGGTCTCCGGCCAGTCGGTCATGTCGTCCATCCACTTCTGGATGAATTCCACCACGTCCAGGTCCCGCTGCGAGTCCGACGCAGGGGTCAGAGAAAAATCCATGTCCAGGATCACGTTCTTCCGCTTGGCAATCTCTGCCAGGATGTGGGCGTCCTTCTCCTCGATCTGGTCAAAGAGTTCGGACTGCCGCCCCATGTTGCCGCCGTCGGCTTCCTGGAAGATCGCGGCCAGCTTCTTGGGCGTTAAACCCGAGGACACGTAATCCCGTGCGCTCTCCATAAGCGGAGCCACAGACAACACCCGGTCATCCGTGGGCGGCTTGGTGGATTCAATGGGTCGGTTGAACTGATCGTAAAGAGTCATTACCAAGTCCCTTCCTGGGTGAAGCGTTGCTCTTCGATGGTTTCATATTCAGGTTTCCCGGAAGGCTGCCCCGCCGCATGTATCGCCAACGCCAGTGCCCAAAACCGGTCACTGTGGCCGCCCGCTCCTCGGTCCGCCTCAAAGCGGATATTCCCGGCGGCGGTGGTCACCTTGCGGATCCCCCGCAGGTCGCCCCGGATTTCATCGTCTCTGGGGATCTTCACAGCCCGGTCCTCAAAGGCCGATCGCACGGGGTAGGCCAGCTCTTCTTTCATCTGTGCGGAGAAGCGGATCCCCTCCACCCGATAGGTCCCGAACCGCTCTTCGGCGCGTTCGGCAAACTGCATGCCTAAGCCCGTTGCGTCGATGCAGCACCGGCGCATACCGGGCAGGGACAGGGTCTCGTACAGCACCTGCTCCTGTTCGCTGAAACTCTTGTTCTGCATGGTGGTGATCCGGCGCGTGAAGTACGCCCCCAGCACCCGCTCCACCACCCAGATCACCGTCAAGTCATTGGACCGGCCCACGTCCACCCCGCAGTACAATTCCTTCTCATTGCCGGTGAGTTCCCATTTGTCGGTGGCCCGGTACTCGCAGGCGGCAATCATGTCGTAGGTAAGGAACGCGCCCTCATCGTCGGCGGGCTGGCACATGTACTCCTGGAGGAACTGCTCCTCCGTGGCGCATCCGGCCCGGATGAAATCGAAGTAGGCTGCCTCGTCCATGGCCAGGCGCTCATCACCCTCCGGCAGCTTCTGCTGAAGCTTGAACAGAAACCCCTGGTCCAGGGCGTCCTGAAGGGTGACGGTATGGAGGGAAAAGCCTTTGGGGTTGCCCTTGTGCTTGATCTCCTCCACCAGCTCGTTAAAGAAGTTGGCGCTGCCACGGTGGGTGGAGACAATCTCCAGCTGCCCGCCCCAAGTGATGCCGGGGTAAGCGATGGAGTAAAGCTTGCGCGGATCCGGGTGCAGGGCGAACTCATCCAGCACACGCCCGCCCCGTTTGCCCGCCTGGGCATCGGGGTTGCTGCTCATGGAGTGAATGCGATAGCCACTGGTAAAAGCCAGAACGTAGGCCGAAGACTTTCTTTCAGGGTCCACAAATGCCAAGCCGAGATCTTCAGAGGCCATGTTGTACAGCTGTGCAAACATCTTGCAGTCTTCCAGGAAGAGGCGGGCTTGAATGTCATCTCGGCTCGACACCCACTGATCCACGGTGGCCTCTTCAACGCCTGTTCGATCAACAGCAGCAGACGCAGTGGCCCAGCTGATCCCGATCTGCCGACTTTTCTCCATCAGCTTCAGGCGGGATTCATCTTCAGCCCAGCTATGCTGGTATGGCAAAAGCGTATGGTCCGGTCTTTCAGGAATACACTTGGCATTTCCACGCCTTTTGCTCATAACTTCACCTGCTCCTTGATCTCTTTGAGCTTCGCCTTAGACACGGTTTTTCTCTGCGTCTTCTTCGTGCCGTACTGCTCTTTCATTTTGTTCAGCAGGGTCAGGGTGTCGTTCAGATCCTTGACCCCGGAATGGTTCAGCTCGCCCGGTGTAGAAACCATAACGTTTGCCTTGTGTTTCACCGCATCAAGTAAGGCCTCGGTCAGCTCTTCAATGCTTTCAAACTCCCGATCGGCAATGGGAACCGGCGCAACCTTCGGCTCTTCACCCTGTTTCCCCTTCGGCGCCGCCGCACTCTCAGCTGCTGCAAATGCATACACAACTTGAGGGTCCAGGGAGTTCACCGCCTTGGTAAGCAAATCAGCCCGGAGCTTCACCTTGTTCCGCTTGATGGAGGTCAACTCCTGGCGGTACTCTTTGCGGGCGTCGCTCCACCTCTCATCCTTGCCCCACCGCTTCAG